CTCGTTGCTAACGTAGTACTAGCGGCAGCACTAAATATTAATTGTTTTGAACCACTTAATTCAATTTTAAACGGATATGTTGGCGATAAACTACTTGATGCTTTTGCAAGTATCAATTGATTTGTAGTTCCATTATTCGATGCCGATATGTAAAATGATATAGCATAATCATGATCTCGATCATAATATCCATCGATTGGTGTTTGTATGTAACCTGATGATGAAAACTCAGCTGCATACCCAATTGGTAATTGTAAACCATTTGAAGTAGGAACACCGGAAACATATGTTATATTTTCAGAATTATAAGTTATTCTAGCAGTATCAAAATATTCATTAAAACCTTCATACCATTTTACATCCGATATAATTGAACTAGTATCAAAAGCTACATCGTAAATATTTCCATATCGGTCCGATGCTAAATTTACTGAGCCGGTAAATGAAAATGATTTTGGTTTTATACCTTCACCAATTTTTATTTGAGGTATAGATATAATTGATGCTGTTTGATATAAAAATTTTTTTGTGCGATTTAAATCTGTAGGACCATATGTTTTTGATGGTTCTTGTTTCCATCGATAAAATAAATGATTGATTGAAAAATATGTAACGGTTTGCAAACTACCGTTAATATTTGCCGCATCGTTGTATGTTAATTCAGTTTCTAAAGCTGGTAATATATTAATATCACTATAAATACCAATTAAAGGTAACGCACTACTTGTAACACTTCCAGATAAAAATGACCAATTTTTATAAACTTGAAATGTATTAACTGATACATCTGTCGTGTCTACTTTTTTGAAAACAGAAGGATATACCCCTTGATACGTATCTTGTTGATTATTTAATCTAGATTCTGCCATATTCAGTAAAAACCCTGCTACATTTATAATAAATATAACAGGGCTTAAATCAGTGTATTAATTAGAAATCTAATTTAACTCTTATAAGAGCTTCTCTTTGGAATGATTTCAATAAAGGTTGACTTAATTTTGCAACCGCTAATAATTCTTGTGAATCATTGTATAAACCAACCGTCGTAATATATGTCTTAGGATCTCCAACAAATGTAGTTTGAGATAATTGACCGACACTACCAGTTACATATGACGGATTATTTGAAAAATTATATTCTGCATTTTTAATTCTAACAAAATAATGTGTGCTAGTAACAGTTTCTGAATTACGTGCTTGGAAACCATATGCATCACCCGTTGCCGGATTAGTTAATTGTGATGAACCTGATATTGAGTGATATAATGCATAATGATTATTGCCTTCAGAACTAGAACCAGTATTTGTTTGGAAATTTAATCTCTGATCTAACATTTTTCCATCTAATACCAATGTACCATATTGTGGATACGCTAATCCGTAATATACCGGTGCAGTAGGATTATGAACGCCGGAATCAATTGACCCTGATACTATATTATAAACTGTAACGCCTCCATTATATGTTGCTGTAGAAATAGATGAATCATCAATTAATGTCAATCTTGTAGATCCAGATACATTAACGCTACCTGTTGCATTAGTAGGTCTAGATCCTGAAATAGTTCGTAATGGTAATTCCCAATTGCCCGGATCTAAACTTTCTTTAAATCGATTACGTCTAAAATTAACAACGTAGATATAATCCGTACTACCACTACCTGCCGTAGTAAATCTACTATCATTTGGATTTAAAAGTAATTGTCGATATTGTGAATATATTGCTTTAGACGGCGAATCATTAAGTTGACCTTGAGAATCAGATCCACTACCTGCAGCATGACCGAATGCTAATGAAAATTGAACTGCAGCACCATCAGCTGATGGATTTTCTTGTAATACATCAACATAATATGATCTTTGTGTATTTGTTTGAGTTGATGACGTAAAATAAGTTGTTAAACTAGCAACATTATCACTCCATAATCCGGCAGTTACAACTTCTATTTGATTTTGAACTACATCATTAACTGTATCAAATTTTGTAAATACACGTCCATTTCGAGCTAATATTTGTCCTTGTTGCATCTCTGCAACCATTTGATTAGCTAACTGCTGTGCTAATTGCTGCACTTGTTCATTAACAGCATTAGCCGCTGCAAAAGTGCTAGAAACCGTGTTTGAAAACTGAGTAGATGCAGCATTTGACAATGATTGATTGGATGGGTTTACATCAGCTCTTTGACCATGTCTCGGTTGTTGTTTTAATTTTTTAATTAACGTATTTGTATTCATATTTAATACCTATTAAAGTGTTGCAGTAGTTGCTTGTTTAACGGTTAAATTAATAGTTACACTACCACCCGTTTCATTACCAATAATTGTTATCGTTGCTTTTTTATCTTGAAGTAATTGTGTTTTAGCTACAATCCGGAATTCAAATCCAACAACAGCAACACTTTGTGCATCTTGATTATCTCCAATAAATCTAGGTGTTGTAGGCAATACGGAATTTTGTAATGCTTTCGTTACTTGTATATCAGCAACGGTTGAATCTGATAAAATTGCAGTGTATCCTAAATTTGCATTACCTCCTTGCAAGTTACTTGTATTTGGTGCAACGGTTGCAGAATCATTTGGAGCTAACAAAGTAATTGCAGTATTACCAACAGTTACTACCGGAATGTTAGTAGTTTGTTTTGGCAATGTAATTAATTTATATCGCAATGCTTGCGTCTCATCTGGTATTGCTTCAGTGATTGGCATATTTTCAATAATTACACCATAATATGCTGTACCTAATGGATGATCCGGATTCCATAATGAATAATCAATTTCATCATCACCGATAGCAAATTGAGTAATATTAAATGCATTTCCGCCTTGAGCTAGCAGTTCACGACCTTTTAATGTCAAAATCGCATCAACTGTTACACTCGTATTATCTAAATATCCCATATTGTTTTAACCTTATTTTATATAAATATACATATTAGTAATTTTGATGTTAAACTAATACAAAACTACCTTGATCGCCATTTGATTGAAATATTAATTGATTTGGATTAGTAGTTCTCCATTCAACAACCGGTCCACCATCAACAGTTTGCGTAGAATCAATATTGAATGCTCTAGATGTTATCTTTGCTCCGGAATATCTCTGATTGTCAATTCCACGTGGTAAATAATCTTGTACTTCTGCTAAACTACCTGATAAACCATATCGATATGAAACATATAAACTAGATCCATATATACCTGATCCGTAAATAGCATTCGTATTTGGATTTTCTAAAACATAAAATACAGTTCCTGAAACAAATCGATATTCAGATGTTACACTATTTAAAATAGTTGGACATACTGCTTCACTTATCCAATATGGAGTAGATGCAGTTATCCATGTACTTCCTGATCTTAAAATATATTCATATGAATAAGGAACACCATCATATTTATCTGCATCTGAAGCAGTTATATACATGGTATGTTGTGGATCATTTTCTGCAATTACATCTAATATATTTGCATCTAAACTTCCGGTATATGTTAAATATAAACCAGATGCAGTCGGAGCAACATTTGATAAATTAGCATAATATGAAGAATCGAATCTATCAATTTTTGGTAGTATTGAATCTTTGCTTCGTTCTAAAAAATTTGGTTGTATTAAAACGCCTACTAATTTATCAGTTCGTGCTGGTAATAATTGTTCTAGCTGTTTAAAAAATGATAGATCGAACAATGAAAATATTTCAATATATGAATTTATATCATTACGAGTATCATATTTTTTCCAATATTCTTGAGACTTTTGAATCAAACTAGGATATGATTTATCATTTGCTAATCCAGGGTCTCCAATATATTCATCTAACGATATAAATCCATATTGTGCGATAATATCTTCATCTATCATCGTTTGCGGAGAAAAATATACTCCTAATTTTTTACTATCTAATGGAGCTTTATCGAATTGACTTCGTTCAGCTCTAGTTTTAATATCAAGTGTACCAATTAATTCATTTTCTTCTAATCGAACTTTATTATCATCATATGTGCCAGCTCCTAAACTAGGACCATCATAATAATATATTTCTTCTATTGAATTATATGGATTATTAGTAGTCCAACTAGCAAATGATGCTGAAATTGTTGATTCCTTAGGTTGAACTCCTGATAATGAACTTGTTAATGTATGATTGATATTTTGCGTTAATGGTAAACGAAAAATTAATTCATCATATGGATTTAAACTATTATATGCCGCCGGCGCTTTTACATGATTATCAAAATATGAATCTTCTAAACTACCGGACCAAAATCTTAATTCTTGCAATTCTCCTTGTAACCGTGTCGCACCAGTACTAGTACCTCCGATAACTAATGATCCGGAAGCAGAAAATGATGCTGTTGCTGATGCAGAAACTGCAGCTACAATTTTTCCATAAAACGAACGTTTTGCAACTACTTCTAATTTCGAACCAGTTGTTCTTAACATTGCAGTTAACCAACCTCCGTCAAACATCTCAATATTTCCGGATCCAGTACCATTAATTTGTATTGTACCTAAAGTACCACTCGTATAATCTAATGTTACGCGATTAGAACCTATACTAAACAAGTTCATAGTACTTGACATAGTAGGATTAGTTATAACATTATCTGTTCTAAAACGAAGTTCAACGGTGTTGATTGACTGTGAATAATTAACTGTTACAGTACCGGCCGGATTATTAATTAAATCTAATGCATAATCAAAATTCAATTTTTCATATATAGGTGCTCGTTCTAGCCTAGGTCCTCCATATTCATTAATTGATATCATTGATTGTGGAATACCATAACATGATAACAATGCTTGTATACTTCGTTTAGTTCCTTTAGATTTTAATAGTAATGGCAAGTTATTAACAATTCTTCGCCAAATTGTATATGTTCTATCTCTACCAGATACCGCAGGATCGCCTATAGAATTCGAACCCGTTAATGGAATTCCAGATTCATTTGTGCCTAAAACATATTCCCACAAATCTAAACGCTGATTACCATCCATTAAGTTCCACCCAAATTGTTTTGCTACTGAATATAGTAATTCATTTGGCATACCTAATTTAGGATTTTCTTCACGCTTATTGATGTGAGTCATATGATTGATATATGTATACAATATATCATAATGATGACCTAACATGTTAACAAATGTACTTATACCATCATTTGCAGCATCTAACTTTATAAATTCTGGTATTGAATAAATCAATCCATTGAAATTCAAAGAATCATATAATGATGCAGAAACATATATGTTATCATACCACGTTGCAAACTGATTCGATGTTACAGATGCTAATGAGTAAGGAACCGTAGAATTTAATTTAGGTGCCGGCGTTATATAACTACCCGTGACTGATCCTACGATGTATGTTTCATTAGGAATTGGATTCGATGTTAAAATAGATGATGATTGATAATATAAATATTGTTCAAATCCATCAAATCCACTAATTAAACTAGTTTTACTTGATTCATAATCTGCAACATTTGTTGTTGCAACACTTCCAGACAATTGATTTACTACAATACTTTGTGATGTATAATATTCAATCAATTGCAATTTATATTTAAAATTTTCTAATCGTTCTACTGCTGAACTATAAAAAACAAAATTATTGAAATCAGAATAATCAATATTAAGTTTTATACCACTTAAACTACCAGAAAAATATGCATCGACAATTTGCTGCGATGTTTGTACTGATGAACCTAATAAATCAGTCCATGCTTGAAATCCGGTTTCGGTTGATGTATCTT